ATACTGTGCCCTGGTTGATATCTATAAGAATGGTGGAGAATTGCTCCGTTTTGACAACAACAAACTCGACTACCAATCTTATCTTGAAACTTATCTAGAGTTGATTGGTAAGTATTGGGGAGATGAGGTTACGATGTATGAAACTGGTCGTTCTTCTTGTAAGTTCAAGGATCTCTACGGTGCAAATACCAACTACAAACTGAAGCATCGCCTTGACTTTATTCGTGGTGAGTTCATTCCTCTTCTTGAAGAACGTGGTTTGATTGTTACCAAGGACAAGACTCGTTCTTTCCCTTCTGAATGGCGTCGTCAACTGTGGTCTAAACAAGATGGAAAGTGTGCGATCAGTGGTAAAGACATCAGGATCACTGATGTAGAGAATGGTGAGATTGTTCACATCGATCACATCATTCCTCACTCAAAAGGTGGACAGACTGTATACGAGAACGCACAACTTGTTCTGGCAGAGTGTAACCTTGAGAAATCCAATAAATATGACGCCGCATGAGATTCTATGACAATTAAAATAGATGAACATGATGATGGATCGTTCTCAATCTCTTGGGACGAGAACGATCCTGATGAATCACTATTCAACAACTGGACAAAAGATGACTTCATCCAACTGTTCAAAAACGGACCAGATGACTTTTTCAAACAGTATGGAATTGACAGAGGGGACTGAAGCAGAGTATAATGGACACAAAGGAATTATTCGCTTTGTAGATCCATCTTACATTGTTATCAACCTTTACACAGATACTACTGATCCAATGCGCCAAGTTGGTCTAGTTGTTTATCGTGAATATTGGGATAAAGTAACTCTATCTGGAGAAAAGTAATGACTATTGAATCACGCCCACCCTACACACAACAAATGGAGCAATTCAACATGGAACTTTATGAAAATCAGCGTAAAAATAGACTAGGAGATTCTATCGGGGATTATCTTACAGATGAGGATTGTGACTCCCGCAGAATCTATGAAGAACTTCTATCTGAAGTTGATGACTGGATCAAATACCATCAAAAGTTTCTAGATAAAGCAGTCGAACTGAAATCCCTTTTGATGGGTAATCGACCCATTCAACTTGATGCTCCAGAGTTTCTAACTGAAGATCGTTGGAGTAACTTCCCGACTGAAAATGGTGACTACATTTCTTTTCCCTCATGATTCACATTCCAACTAAAATTGAAAACTACGCTCAGGCATTTGAAGACGGTCAACTAGAACCAGAAGAACAAGTTGAGTTGTTTCAGTTTCTTCTGGACACAGATTTGTACCTTGAATTAGAGGGACCAGAGTGGAATCCCAACCTGTATCGCTATACTGCAGAATACTTTGTTGAGGAGGGTTTGTGTTACTTTGTTCCAACGACATAAGTATCACTTATCTGTCATATAATTAACATTAATGGGTTAGGGGGTTGACTTCTGACCCATTTTGTGTCATTATAATGGCATGAGAAATCCAAATCCCTACGTTGATCAACTGATGCAGAAAGGTTACACTGCAAAAGAGTGTTCCAAACCTGCAAAAGTGGGTCAGTTTCCTAAAACTATTCACGGTCGTATCTTCAAAACCGAAGAAGAGTATCGTGAGGCAATCGCTGACTTCCTTAACGGTAACTGAAATGAAGAACATCCATCTCGAACACCCTGAAGATATGGTTCTTCATGGTAAAGAACATGTGAAAGAGGTTATCAATTATCTGCGTAATGTGCAGGGTGATTGTAGTGTAAAATATGATGGTGCTCCCGCTATAGTTTGGGGATTCAATCCTGAGAACGATAAGTTTTTTGTTGCAACTAAGAGTATCTTCAACAAGAAGAAAGTTCTCATCAATTATACTCATCATGACATCGAAGTGAATCATGGAAATAATGCAAATGTTGCATCTATTTTGCATGTTTGCTTTGACAATCTTCCTCGTGTAGATGGTGTTTATCAGTGTGATTTTATCGGGTTTGGTGGTAGCGATACCTACAGTCCAAATACTATCACTTACAGGTTTCCTAATGTGATAGATACCAACATTGTTGTTGCTGTACATACTGCATATGCAGGTGATACAATCAAAGACCTAACTGCCCAGTGTGGTGTTGATCTGTCGGAGATATTCTCATCAAATGATAAAGTTAGATTCCTAGATACCAATGCATACATTACCTCCCGTCGTCGTAGAGTTAATTACATTCTTGGTCTTGCAGATCTGGTTAGCAATTTTGTTAAGTACCCTACTCAAAAAGAAGCAGTAAAACTGCAAATCCTGGTTAATAAGTGTATTCGTGACAATCGTGTGATTGATGTACTTCCCAAAGGTGTTAGTTTCATATTCGATCTGATTACAGATGCAAAGCAACTTTTGATGCAAGATATTCATGCAGTTGAAGATGTTAAGTGCGTGATTGATTATGGTTTCGACTACGAAAATTGTGGTCATGAGGGTTATGTTCATTCAAATCAGTTTGGTACATATAAATTGGTTAATCGTAGGGTGTTTTCTCACTACAACTTTAACCTTCCAAAGAAATGGCAATCTGCACGATAATTAACAGATAATATATTTTTATCTCACACATAACCAACGCTGATGGTCTAGGGGGTTGACTTCTGGACCTTTTTCGCATATTATTATTCCATCGTCAAACAACGCAACGTGATTCAATTTCGTCCTCACCAACTTCGTGCGCTCGATGCAATCAAAGATCACAAACGTGGTTCTATTATTATTCCTACTGGCGGTGGCAAAACATATGTCATGATCGCAGACGCATTGCGTCGTATGGATGAGTCTAACCGTCCTCTGACATTTGTTATTGTTGCTCCTCGTATTCTTCTCGCAAATCAACTGTGTGAGGAGTTCTTTGAGTTCCCTGGTATCACTCGCCCTGATCTTGTTCCTGCACACGTTCACAGTGGAGAGACCAAACATTTCAGGTCTACTAAACCCGAACAGATCCAAATGTTCGACAATATGTGTGAGCAAATGGGTTGTCACCGTATGATCTTCAGTACCTACAATTCTCTGCATCGTGTTGTTGAGTCTGGTATTGATGTCGATGTGATGTACTGTGACGAGGCACATAACTCGACTCAACGTAATCATTTCAAGACGATTGAGATGATGGCGATGTGTGTGAGTGAGTACAACTATTTCTTCACTGCTACACCCAAACGTGCGCGTGGCAATGCAAAGAATGGTATGGACAATTCTACTGTCTATGGTGGTGTGATTTGCAGTGTTCCTGCACCCGAACTGATCGACTCTGGTTCTATCATTCCCCCCAAGGTGTTTGCTCATGAAACTGATCTTGTCCGTTGCAAAGAGACTGCCGCGACTATTGATGCACAAACTGTGATCGAGATTCTCGATGCGTTGTCTGAAACTCAGGCAAGTAAGGTCTTGGTTGCTGCACCTTCCACTCGTGTAATGTGGAGGATGTTGTCTAACACCGACATCATCGATTTGCTTAAGTCTAGGGGTTATGACATTCTTCACATCACCTCCAAACATGGTGCATATGTGAACAAGACCAAAGTCAACCGCGATGTGTTCTTCAATACTCTGCAACAGTGGGGTATGGATAGGGAGAAGAAGTTCATCCTGTTTCACTATTCTATTCTGTCTGAGGGTATCAACGTTCC